GCAGCAGCACCAAAAGAAGATAACGCCGGAAATAGAAATACTAAAGGCGGTATGAGTGCTAAAAAAGGCACTAAAACAGAACCTGGCCACGGCGCTGAGAAAAAGGGCAAGCCAGACACACCAGCCAACAAAAAACCTGTAATGGGCGGCTGAGAAGTTAAGGAGTTTAGATGTTTCAACTACGTGAAAATCTAAGTTTTGACCAAGCTAGAATGGTCGTTGAGTCTGCCAACGAAGGCAAAGACCTTTACATGAAAGGTATTTGTATCCAAGGTGGTGTAAAAAACGCTAATCAGCGTGTTTATCCCGTTGAAGAAATTGGCAGGGCTGTCACTACGCTCAATGAGCAGATAGCCGGTGGATACTCAGTTTTAGGCGAAGTTGATCATCCAGAAGGACTTAACATTAATCTTGATCGTGTGTGCCATATGGTTACAGAAATGTGGATGGATGGCCCAAACGGTTATGGAAAGTTGAAAGTATTACCAACTCCGATGGGATCCCTAGTTAAAACCATGCTTGAAAGCGGTGTAAAACTAGGTGTCTCATCTAGAGGTAGTGGTGAAGTTGACCACGGAGGTAATGTTCAAGGTTTTGAAATAATCACTGTGGACGTTGTGGCTCAGCCCAGCGCCCCTGGTGCATATCCAACTCCAATTTATGAGCATATCATGAACGAAAAGGGCGGATATAAGGCATTTCTCACAAGTAGAGAAGTTCAAGGCGATCCTAAGGCACAAAAATACATTGCAGAGAGTCTATTAAATATAATAGACAGGCTCCAATAGAGGAGAAAATAATGGAAGCACTAAAATCCCTTTTAGAAAGCGATGTAATTTCAGAAGCAATGAAACAAGAAATTGAAGAAGCTTGGAACAGTAAGGTAGAAGAAAACCGCCTAGCTGTCACCAGTGAACTTCGTGAGGAATTTGCAAAAAAATATGAGCACGACAAAGGTGTGATGATTGAAGCTATTGACGCTATGATGACTGAAAAGTTATCAGAAGAAATGGCTGAGTTTGCAGAAGACCGTAAGCAACTTGCTGAACAAAAAGCAAAATATGCAGTAGCTATGAAGGAAAATGCAAACTTGATGAGTCAGTTTGTCACAGAAACATTGGCTAAAGAGGTTGGAGAACTACACGAAGACCAGAAAGCAATGGCTAACAAGTTTACCGTGCTTGAAGAATTTGTTGTTGAACAACTTGCAAAAGAAATTGCAGAGTTTAATGAAGACAAAAAAGACCTTGCTGAAACAAAAGTACGTCTAGTACGTGAAGGTAAGGCACACTTCGAAAAAGTTCGCAAAGACTTTATCGAAAGAAGTGCTAAAGCGATTTCAGAAACAGTTGACTCAGCTCTACGCAGCGAAATTGGTCAGCTTAAAGAAGATATTGACGCAGCACGTCAAAATGATTTTGGTAGAAAGATTTTCGAAGCATTCGCTAACGAATACATGGGATCACACCTAAACGAAAAATCAGAAGCCAAAAAACTATTGAAAGTTGTTGATGCTAAAGACAAACAAATTGCTGAAGCAAAAGATTTAGCAGTAAAAGCTAAAACTATTGCAGAAGCAAAAGATGCTGAAGTTAAGCGTCTAGTTGAAGCACAAGAACGTTCAAAAGTGATGAACGAACTTATTGGACCTTTAAGCAAGGACCAAAAAGACATTATGACAGACTTACTGGAATCAGTTCAAACTGCAAAACTACGTTCTGCATTTGACAAGTATCTACCATCGGTTATTGATGGTCATAGTCCAGCGAAGCAGAAGGCACAGCTCACAGAGGCAAAAGAAATTACAGGCAATAAAGAAATACAAAGTTCTAACTCACCAAGCGATCATAATGTCGTAGACATTAAGCGTTTGGCTGGAATATAAGGAGAAGAAAATGTCAGAACTATTAGAAAGTCGCTGGCAGGAGACAAAAGGTGCCTTAACTGAAGGCCTTGCAGGCAACAAAAAAGCTGTTATGGAAACAACTCTTGAAAATACTCGTAAGCATTTGATGGAGACTGCAACAGCTGGTGCTACTTCTGCTGGTAATGTCGCAACATTAAACCGTGTGATCCTTCCAGTGATCAGACGTGTTATGCCAACCGTTATTGCTAACGAGTTGGTTGGCGTTCAGCCAATGACTGGTCCAGTTGGTCAAATCCACACACTAAGAGTACGTTATGCAGATGCATTCAACTCAACAAGTGGAACAGACACAACCGCAGGCGATGAGGCACTAAGCCCATTCAAAATCGCTGAAGGTTATTCAGGTGCAGCTGACGACAAAGCAGCAGCAACATCAGCACTTGAAGGTGCAGCTGGCAACAGACTAAGCATCCAGATCTTGAAACAAACTGTTGAAGCTAAATCACGTAAGCTATCAGCACGTTGGACATTCGAGGCAGCACAGGACGCTCAGTCGCAACACGGTATTGACGTAGAAGCAGAAATCATGGCAGCACTTGCTCAAGAGATTACTGCTGAAATCGATCAAGAAGTTATTGCAAGCCTAACATCATTGGCAGGCTCAGCAGCTGAAACATACAACCAAGCAGGCGTATCAGGTACAGCAACATTTGTTGGCGACGAACATGCAGCACTTGCAGTTCAAATCAACAAAGTGTCAAACCTAATTGCTCAGCGTACACGCAGAGGCGCAGGCAACTGGGCTGTTGTTTCACCAACTGTATTGACAATCTTGCAATCAGCAACAACTTCAGCGTTCGCAAGAACAACTGAAGGAACATTTGAAGCACCAACTAACACAAAACTAGTTGGTACATTGAACAACGCAATGAAAGTATATGTAAACACATATGCAACATCAGACGATGTTCTTGTAGGCTACAAAGGTACATCAGAATCAGACGCAGCAGCGTTCTACTGCCCATACATCCCATTGATGTCAAGCGGCGTTGTACTAGACCCAGACACATTCGAACCAGTTGTATCATTTATGACTCGTTATGGATATGTTGAGCTAAACAACACAGCTTCATCTCTTGGTAATGCAGCTGACTACCTAAGCAAAGTTGCAGTCACAACTGCAAACCTAAGCTTCAGCTAAGTTATAAAGACTTTATAAAATTAACAAATAGGCCCTACGGGGCCTATTTTATTGAGTAAATACTACAAGGAGATCAAACATGTACAAAGGACAAGTATATAAATTTAGCGGTAATACAGGTAGTATTAGACCTCATGAATTTGGACAGACTAGAGAAGATATTTTGTTTAAGAACAATGACAAAAAATTCAAAATAGGTGACAAGGTAGTGTTTACATATGAGTCGCAAAATGGCAGATGTTGGGCTGTGACACTAGAACACGATACATAATAACCCATTTTTACAAAAAGGCTAAATACATATGTCAATTATGCTGTACCCGCAGCGTAGACCTAGAACGTCAACATAAGGAGAAAACAATGGGACGTCCAATTAATAAAGATAAGATCGGATACGGTTCAGGCCGTATCGCAGTAAGCAGACACAATTTGTCTGGTTCAGAAGCAACAACAGCAGCACATATTGTAAAACAAATCGGCGATGCAAAGTTTATGATCAGACTAGATTCTGATGCAACAGATACATTTTTGCCAGCACCAGGTAGCGCAGCAAGCGATACAATCTGCACATTAACAACCGCAGCAAACGCAGCTATGCCAACTGCTTCATTTAGAATTGATGCAACTGGTAGTGATTCAACAGTATATCAAGTTTCTAAATTAAGAAACAGAACTGTACAAATTGAAGGTTCAGCAGGCGGCGCAGCAGTGACTACTGGAGATAATGCAATTTATAACATTGGTTATGATGCAAGTGCTTTAGAAGATAGTAATAACCCTAATACGACTCTTAGTGTAGCATTACCACGCCAAGCATAAGTTAGGAGTTATTTAAATGCCTAGCGCCAAGATAAGTGAATACAACGTTGATCTGTACAAAGTTAAAATCAATGACGGTGGAACTGTAGACTTCCGTGCTGGAGACGGACTTACACCAGCGACCACAGGAACATTTAATTTCTACGGAAATTTAAATGTGGTTGGAACACAAACCACAATTGATACCCAAGACTTAGATATTACAGATAATGTTATTACACTTAACAATGGTGAAACCGGAAATGGTGTCACACTAAACACAGCAGGATTTGTAATCGACAGAGGTAATTTTCCAGATGCAAAACTTTTGTATGATGAGGATGTGACCTGGTACGATTCAAGAACTGGTGGTGTAGATGCCAACAAAGGTGGTTGGGTATTTAAAGACAACAATAATCAAACAATAGGTATTTTTACCAATTTTGTCGGAACGTTTGCTGATGACGATTTAGTTTTATTAGGTGAAGGACAAAATGTTGTTTCTGTTAGAGGTACAGTATCTTACGAGAAACAACTTTGGCCTTACAGTGGAGATAATATTACTCCAAACGTAAACTTAGAAGATAGAATTTCTGCCCCTTATGACGATGACGCTATTCCAAATGTCAAAGCGGTAAAAGACTATGTCAAAGCATACAACACCTACAACTTTACTGATACAATTGAAAGCGGAGATACAACAGTATCTGTTGCTGACCAAGATGAAACCAGTAGCGCAAGTTTAGCTATGGTGACTGTAGATGGCAGTGAAGTTGCAAAATTTTATCAAGCAAGTATAGAATTATTACAAGTTAAGATTGAAGCAAATACAATTTCAACAATCGACTTAAACTCAAACGTTGTTATCG